TTGTTCCGATAATTAATCGTTATCGGAAACTGTTGTAATTTATCAACAACTGTTGCATTTTTGCCACTACTCATGTGTATAATATGCTTTTTATGTGTGCAAGTTTTGCCAACACAATAGACTTATCAACACTTTTAGAACATTTTATTAACATAATTTAATCTGGTTTCATCCATGAAATAGCAAGATTTTGGTCATTATTAGACCTTATTTGCAAAGTTTCAGCAGCTTTACCATATGTTTTACTAGATAATTTACTAGCTGACCACTGAGAATGTGCAGTTATAATTTTATAAAGATTAACTAAATTTTGTGCAGACTTAGGATCTACAAAACCATTTTCAATCTTTTGTTCCAATTCTTTTCTTTTGTCTTCAAGCTCTGACAATTTAAGATCAATAGCCAATTCTTTAGACTTAATATAACTACTCATTAATTGGTCATCATTAATTAAATAAGTTCTGAATGATTGCCATGAAATCGGAACATCTTCCCTACTAAATAATTCTCTTATTGTCAGACCATCAGCAATGAGGGAAAGTATATGAGATTTTAATTTGTCTGTTAGCTTACGTTTACGACCTGCCATAGTTTATAATAATTCTAAGGTGAGAGTCTAAGCATAGAAAGGAAAGAATTGAAAAGCCTAGACTCTCTAGTTAATTAACTTAATTGGCTAAAAACAACAAAAAAGAGGGAGCTTTGTAGCCAAGTAAAGAAATAACACAAGATATGGTATATTACAAATCAAAAGGTTTCTTTTTAGGAAAATTTGTTAAATCATCAAGTGTAATTGGATTAATCTTAATTTTACCAGAAAACATTAATTTGTCTATTTCTCTTTGCAGCGTCCAGGCTCCAAACCTTTTATTTTCGACTATCCACCTCATTTGCTCCGCAGAGAGCATTCCAACTTTTAAGTCGTTTTGTAGCTGCAAAACTATTTCAATTTTTTCGCCAGTGGTGTAATCGTTACGATAGCTTAATTGTAAAGGTTCATTATTATAGTAATAAATCATTCTTTAAACTTTTTAAAACCTTTAAACCCTTTCTTGTTATACATAGTATTGTTATACATAGTATTGTCTTTCTTAATACTAAGTAAATTATACTTACTCTCCTGCTTATTTAATACTCTATCACTTGAGTATTTTTTACTTAGTCTTATATCGTAATAATTAGCTGAGGCTTTTCTGTGGATAACTAAATACCCTGACTTGATAAGCTCATTTTTAGCTTTTTGCAGTGTGGACAAGCAAATATCCAATTTTGTCGATAATGTGGCATTTCTTAAAGTTCTAAATTTTGGCGATAAATATCTTAAATAAATAAATAAGGCTTTTGCCTCCTTGCTAAGACCCTCATCAACTATTAATTGGTTTGGTATCATTGTGAACCCTTTAGTAGTCATATAAATCCTTTCCTTGTAGGGTACTTATTTTATACTTAATCTCAAATCAATAAGAACATTTAGCGAACATATATTTTTATTCACTCTTACCTTTTAATTTGCATAATAGTACAAAAGTTGTATAACTATTGAATGAAAAACAAATCAACAAAGGAAAGAAAAAACATGATTACAATTAAAAAAATAGAAGGAAACTTAAAATCTTTTTTTACTTTAATTGATGATGCAACAAATAAAACTGTTGGATTAGTAAAGGGTAAAAACTGGTTAATAAAAAGACAAGGTTGGCAGCTTTGCAAAAACCAAAATTTTTTAACTAATCATAAGAACACTGGACACTATAACAAAATTAGTAAGTGTTGGTTCTTTGATAATGCAACAGAAAATTTTATGAAAGATGCAAACAAAAGAATAGAAATCCAAGCAACATTGGATCATTATAAAAAATTAAATCAAACAATATAAGGAGAAGTAAAATGGAAAGAATAACACAAAAACATTTAGAGTATAAAGTTAAATTAATTAATCAAACTGTAAACGCACCACTAGAACCATACTCAAAAAATGAGCAAGGACAATATAAAGCTAATATTGGAAACTATCATTTAAGTTATGCGTATGGAGGTGTTCAACTTCATAAAATGTGTAATGATAGTGGCGGTGTAAACACTCCTTTATATACTGGTTACACAACTAAAAGAGAACTTTACACTGCCTTAGATTGTTTTTTAAAAGGATTAGAAACTAAAAGAGAGGAGAAAAATGAAAAATAAAGATTTTAATTTATTTAATCTTTTTAGCAAGACCTTTAAAGATCGTAAAATGTTTGGTTTTATTGGTTATGGTGAACTTGAGCTTATGCCAAAGGTATCAAAGCCAATAAGACAGACAGAGGAAGAAACCTTAGAATTACCTGAGGATTATTTTAATAGCTTAACAAAAGGATTAAATGACAAGAAATAAATTTGGACTTCCTTATATTTTTGACCATGTAAAAAGACAAGACCAAAGAAGGCTAGACAATCTTGATTATATGGTTAAGAATTGTCCTCATGATTTCAAAAAAATCTGGACTAGCAAAAGGAAAGAACTCAAGGAACAAATTGAAAAAAGAAGACGTAAAAGCCTTAACTAAGGAGCAATTAAAGAGTCTTAAGGAAAAGATGCTTATATCAATTCTAAGGGGTTCTATGGCTTGTAATGGGGTATATTTTAACAGATATAAGAACTACAAAAGAAAGGATAAATTATTATGTTTACAGAGTATAAAATAGAAAAAAACATACCAATCATAAAAGACTCAAGAAAAGGAAGTAAATTAACTAATCCATTATATTTAGTCGCTAAAGAAATGAAAATTGGTGATAGTGTTAGATTTCCTTTACCAGAATTTGCTCATGCAAATTATGTACAAAGAGATAAATATTCTGATGATGAATGGACAGATTTATTAGATAAAGAAGCTAATTTTAATTATTGGAAAAATGCTCCTGTAAATTTAAGAAGATATTTAACAGAACTTTATGGAAAAGGATCAAGTGCAATTAGATCATTATGTAATATTCCAGAAGAAAAAACAGATCAATCTGGTGTAAGAGTATGGAGGATAAAATAATATGATTGAAACAATTATAGCAGTAGAGATTGCATTATTGATTTTTTATTATGCAACCAATTAAAAAAAATCCATTTGCTAAACTTTTAAAAAATTCTTTTTTTAAATTAAAAATATTTAAGAAAAAAAAAGGGAAAGGAAGTTATGACAGAAAGAAAACAAAAATTATACTTGATTTATGTGGTGGTACTGGATCATGGTCTAAACCTTATTTAGATAATGGTTATGATGTAAAAATTATTGATGCAAATGAATGGGGAAATTTGAACGAAAGCACAGATATAAGATTATTAAAAAAAATTGATAAACCTATTTATGGAATATTAGCAGCTCCACCTTGTACTCATTTTGCTGGAAGTGGTGCTAGATGGTGGAAAGATAAAGGTCTTGAACCTTTAAAAGATGGATTATCTATTGTTGATGCAGTTTTTAGAATTGTATTTGCACATAAACCTAAATTTTGGGTGATGGAAAATCCAGTTGGTAGATTAGTTCATTATATTGGTAAACCTAAGATGATTTTTAATCCTTGTGATTATGGTGATCCATACACAAAAAAAACTTGTTTATGGGGTGAATTTAATGAACCAATTAAAACACCAGTAGAACCTAAATTTATAACTGTAGGTGGCAAACGAATGTCAGAAATACATTATAAAACTTTTGCTATGAAACCAAATGATAGAGCTAGAGAAAGAAGTAAAACTCCAGGAGGTTTTGCTAAAGCATTTTACGAAGCAAATAAATGAATGAATATTTATGGAGATATGCGGACTTGTATTAAATGCAAAATGAAAGCAGATGTAGTAGAAAAAGGAAAAGATTATTGTGCTGAATGTTGGTTTCAATATTTTTCTGGCGAAACTATGAAGCAATACGAAAAAAGGCAAAACGAATTAGAAGAAAGGAGAAAGAAAAAAAATGAAGAAAAGTAGTGCGTTGGCTTATGTAGGACATAACGAAAGAGGTGACAGAGAAAAAGATGACTTTTACCCAACACCAGAATCGGCAACAAAATCATTATTATACAGACAAAAGTTTCAAGGTAATATTTGGGAATGTGCTTGTGGTAATGGAGCAATGTCCAAAGTAATTATTGAACAAGGTTATGATGTTTATAGTTCTGATTTAATTGACAGAGGTTATGGAGAAGTTGGAATAGACTTTTTACAATCAAATAAAAAAGTTGATAATATTGTTACAAATCCTCCATTTAATTTAGCAACAGAATTCACATTAAAAGCATTTGAATTGGCAAAACATAAAATTGTTATGCTTTCTAAAATATCTTATTTAGAAGGTGTCAAAAGGAGAGAACTTATATTTAATAAAAATAAATTAGAAAAAGTTTTAATTTTTACAAGGAGAGTACCATTTAAAAAAGAATCAACGCAAAAATTGGCAGGTGGTCTTATGGCTTTTGGTTGGTTTATTTATGATGTTAATTACAATGGTAAACCTACTATAGATTGGATATGAAAGATTATCAGATAAATAAAATATCATACGAAGATACAAAACCTTTTATTTTAAATATTCATTATGCCAAAAGGATGCCTAGCATAACTTATTCATTTGGTTTGTTTTATAAAACTGAATTAGTTGGTGTAGTTTGTTATGGTTCTCCACCTTCTCAGGCTCTTTGTAAAGGTATAGCTGGTAGTGAATATAAAAAAATAGTCCTTGAATTAAATAGATTAGTTTTAAAATATAATAAAAAAAATGAAGCAAGTTTTTTAGTTGGAAATTCATTTAAATTATTACCACAACCAACTATTTTAGTTTCTTATGCGGACACAAGCCAAAATCATACAGGTTATATTTATCAAGCAACAAATTTTATATATACAGGTCTTTCAGATAAAAGAACCGAATGGAGAATGAAAGACTCAAACAAACATAGTAAAACGATTTGCGAACAATACACATTGAAGCATAGAAAAAATAATCCTGATAAATTTTATTTAATAGATAGACCTAGAAAGCATAGATATATTTATTTAATTTGTAACAAAAAAGACAAAAAGAAAATATTAAAAGACTTAAAATATCCTCAACTAGATTACCCAAAAGCGCAAAATAAAAATTATATAACTGATAACAATATTAAAACTCAATACAGCTTTATTTTATGAAAATTACTTTAAACTCAAATGATGTTGAATTAGCTTATACAACAGCTCAAAGAAGGTTTATTGGTAATGTAAGAATGAATAAAGGCTTTTCTTATGGCTACAATAAAAACTTAAAGAATCAATTATATGATGGGTTCT